CTTAAAAGAAACTTAATAAAATATAGTTATAATAGATGAAAAACTTTTTTTTAGCAACAGAAATAAAAGCTACCTCTGCAACTGAGAACGTCAGTTTTAATCAAGGAAAGTCCTACACAGTAGTTGCTGGAACTATAAAAAAAGAGGTCAGTAAGTTTGAAGAAGTAACAAAACAGGTTATCGCTTACCTGGAAGGCGGATATTACAATCCACGTTACCATATCACTGGAGATAGTAGATATGGAACAAGCGGAGAAACAATGTTTGGTATTGATAGAGTAGCAGGAGGTAGTATCAATAAGACTTCTGCCGGACTGGCATTTTGGAAAAAGATTGACGAATCACAGAAGAATGGTAAATGGAAATGGAATTATATACCACCTGACCCTTTGCAGAAAGATCTTTTAGATCTAGCAATTAAAGTAATGAAGCCGGTTTACGATTCTAATATGAAAACATACCTTGCAGATACTAACCTACAAAAGATTATTGAATCGGATGGACGGCTACTATTTAACTTTGTGTATGCTTGTTGGAATGGACCAGGATGGTTTAAAAGATGGGCTACTGAAATTAAAAAAGCATACAAGGGAGGTAAAACCAATTCAGAAGACCTATTAAAACTATTTGTATCACTGAGAGCAACTTCGAGTAATTCACTTATCGCCCAGGGTGGAGCTAAAATTAAAGAATTAGTAGGACTAAAGTAATATGTATTTCCCGAAATCTAAAATAATAACCGATCAGTATACTAATGGAGGAGAACTGTTTTACAAAAACAGCGGTACACCTTACACAGGTTATTACTTTACATTAGCATCCGGCCAAGTATTTTCTGGCAAATCACCTACAGACGGACAGCCGTTAGAGTTAGTGTACACGACTAACTACAATGAAAAATTTGCCGGAGAAGAAAATGCTTTTCAAACTTCACCAACTTCGGTTTTTAAATTATACGGCTTCGGAACTTCTAAATTACCTTACGACAATATTAGAAAGCAAAATCAAATTGACCCCCCTCTGACAACTTTAATCGAACCGACTTACATAATCCCAACTCCCTCTTATCCTTCTTTTAGAAGATACTTTGTTAAGAGAGTTAACAATGTGACTTTTATTGAGATTAATGAAGAGCAGTATAACGCTTTTGAGCAAAAAGATAATTCCTACAACTGGCCTTCGTATATCCCTTTCTTCTTACCTTGGACTACAGGAGGTGCTGCTAGATCAGATATTCAGCAGACTAATCAAAAAATAGTCTTCCTTACTGAAACAAAGCAGAAGCTTTACGGACTATCTCAATACATAACAAATTACACTCAATTTGCAATTTAAGTAGGTTTTCCGAAGTAAAGTTCTTTTATTTACGGAAAGGTTATGTTTTGGTTAGTAGAAACACAAGAGCAGTTTGATAAGTTACAATTCGAATTAGGAAGCGAGATATTCGTTCTACCTATCCGAAAGCATCCAGAGATGCACCCAGGCATTTATGCTCCGTTATCTCTTTATCTAAGAGACATTACCCAACCCAAAGGATTCTTAATTAACTTCTTTCACCCGGAAGCATTACAGTTTGACCCTCTACAGGTTAAGGAATACCTTAAAACGTTTAAGAAAATCTATACTCCGGATAAAAAGACGTTAAACTACACGTATTTTGGAACAAATACTTTTGATTTGAACTTATCAGAGTATAGAGAAGTAAGAAAGCAGACCTACGCTTATAACTTCTTCTCTCAGAAGTATTATGAGGCAGAGGATCTAAACTCAATCATTCCAATAGTAAAGCATTTTGAGCAGTGCGAAATAATCTTCGAAGAATATGTCTCAGTAATTAAGAAGTATACTCCGAACGATTATCACGATGATCTTTGCAACGTTTTCTGGTTTATAGAAAGAAACGGTTTAAGGGTTAATAGTGCCTTTGAAAGATACTTTGAGTTAAAGAGACCCTTTCTATCCCGCTATAACTCTTATACATTCACTCAATACAACCTCAATACCACAACCGGCCGACCTTCTAATACGTTTAATAGCTTAAACTTTGCGGCCTTACCTAAAGAAAACGGTTCTAGATCGGTTTTTATACCGAGAAACGACTTTCTATTGGAGATTGACTTAACTGCTTACCATCCAACGCTGATTGGACAGATGGTTGGGTATGAATCACCGACCGGGGATATCTACGAAGATTTTGCTTTGAAGTACGGAATGGACCGAACAGAAGCAAAAGGATTAGTATTTAAGCAGCTCTACGGACATATCTTCGATCAATACAAAGACTTTGAATTCTTTAAGTTAACTCAGAAGCTTATTGAGGAAATCTGGAATACATTCTCTAAGACGGGTAAGTATACGGTTCAGGAGACCGGGAAGGTATTTAAAAAAGATGACTTAACTAACATGAATCCTCAAAAGTTGTTTAATTATATTATTCAACATTGGGAAACTTATAATAACGTTGCAATCCTTAAAGAAATCCTTTATATTATTAATAACAGTGAGACAAAATTAGTATTGTATACATATGATGCTTTCTTGTTGGATATTAGTAAACAGGATAAAGATAAGATAAAAGCAATATTAAATGTATTTGACGATAAAAAACTAAAGATAAAAACAAGTTATGGACCAGACTACGACACTTTACAGCCCCTTTGATATTTATGATAGAGAAACTATCAATATCGGAGACGTGAATAATAAGTTATTTTGTACATTCGTGCCACTAAATGAAGTGGAATCCTTCATAAAGGATATATCCAGCGAATATACTATTCTATATAATAAGATTTTTGTTTTGCATATTAAGAGCAATGACGAGTACGTTTGTACTTATAACGTTGACCAGCCTAATATCAACAATATCCCAGATAATACAATCCTGGTTCACAGGAAAAAAGAGACTAACACTCTTTACACTATTAATGCTTTGAACGAATTGATCAAAAGCCTGAATGAAGGCATCGTTGATACGAACTTCAGAATCAATTGGCAGCATTATAAGAATACAGTTCTATTGACCCAGCAAGGTGATCTTAAGCTACTACGCACAAAGATCTATCAGATTGTTGAACTTTAAGTTGCCTACAGAAGGCAATCTTCGTATCTTTAGTGTAAATAAAAGTTATGAAATTTAGAGCAGAAAACAACGAATGGCATCACGGCTTTCAAATGGACTTCGCTAACGGGTGTACTATTAGTGTTCAATTTAGCAAAGGCAATTATTGTGATGAAGGTAAAACAACCGCCGAAGTAGCGGCCTGGAACGGCAATGGTGATTGGATGACTTGGAACGATGGTCATTGGACCGTTTATCCTAATGGTGAAAGCGATGTTATGTCTTATCAGACAACAGATGATGTTGCAATGTTAATCAGTGAATTAGTTAAGTTAAAGTAGTATGGTTGTGTTTTTATTAATAGTAGTGATACTTTACCTAGGTGCTATAAACGATAAGTTAAAGAAGTAATGAGCCCACATCAAAAAGCAGCATTAGAACTTATACATGATTACTATTTCATGTTACCGAACAACGGTTCATTAAATAGCGGTATTAATAGCTGTGAATCACGTTATAAAGAAGCGATTGAATGTGCTTTAGTATGCGTTAAAAAAATTATATTAACATTAGAATTTATGGCAGTAGAAAGTGATGCTGCTTTTATTATGGATAGAATTAATTTTTATGATGAGGTACAAGCTGAATTATATAAAATAAAAGAGGGTAATGGCGGTGTATCATTTGATGAATTAATAGAGGTATTTAAAAAATAAGCAATGATAAGTAAGATCAGAAACAAATGGTTTACAGTTAACTTTGTACTTCGTCACAGATGGGAAGAAGGAGACTACACCGACTACGAACTACGTCAGATGAAAAGCACATTCAAGTTAGGTATGTGGGTAAAAACATACCAGGCAGTCGGTAAAAGAAAAGGCACTCCTAAAGAAGTATTTAATAAGGATAATCATGTTAGAGTTTACATGATTGGACTAAACCTTATTGTGTGTAGTGTATGGATGGATATCAGTAGACCAACATTTGGAAGTTAATATGAGCAACAATAAACAAAGTAGTGTGATAAAATTATTGCGATTAAAAGAGCAATTAGACAGCAATCCTTGGCAATACAATTGGATAATAGAAGAAATAGACGAAATAATATATGCGTTAAACAATGAAGAATATGATGACCATGAGCAACAATAAACAACAAATAAAACCATTTTGGAAAGGTTTTTTTGCGGGATGGATGTCTTTTTATCTTTTACTTAAACTAATAGAAGCATTATGACCAACAATAAACAAACAACACACACTTGCGTTTTTGAAAAAAGCACAACATCAAATTCTAATGAAGCAAAATGTACACATTGCAATAATGTGAGGTATCTAATTGATGTCAAATTAGTTAACAACGAAACATTTGGAGGTAACAATGACTAACAGAGAAGAAAAATTGCAAAACCCATTTTTTGCACCGAAAGAAAAGTATGATGATAATTTCATAAGTGGATATTCTAACGCAATATACCATATGAGAGAAGCAATTGGGCACATACAATTTCAAAATGATACAAAAGAATTGCGTGAATTGTTTTTGTATTCAAGATTGTTGATTGAAAAGTTGAATGAAAAATTCGGAGGTAACAATGAGCAAGCAATGATTGACTACAATAAAATGGAAGAGGAATGGGAAATGGATAACTACAACGAAATGAAAGATGAGCAGCAATAAACAAAGTTGCATTACAAAAACAAATTGCATATATTAAAAACAAACAATTATGGATATCAATTCAATCAAAGCAAAGCTAAGCGCTTTGCAAACTCAGAACAGCCGTCCTTCCGGAGAGGCACGTAAGAATGTCTTCTGGAAACCTGCCGTGGGCAAGCAAACAATTCGTATTGTACCTTCTGCGTACAACAAATCAAATCCTTTTTCGGAGTTGTATTTCCACTATGGAATCGACAAGAATCCAATCATCTCTCCTACGAACTGGGGTGAGAAAGATCCTATCGTTGAATTCGCCAAGCAATTAAGAACCAGCAAAGACAAAGAGTCTTGGAGATTGGCTCGTAAACTCGATCCTAAAATGAGGGTATTTGTACCCGTTATCGTTAGAGGTGAAGAAGCTGACGGAGTTAAACTTTGGGGCTTCGGTAAAGAAATCTACATGGAATTACTTTCTATGGTAGAAGATGAGGACATCGGGGATTACACCGACATCGTTTCAGGTCGTGACTTGAATTTGACTACAGTGGGTGCTGATACTACAGGAACCGGCTTTAACAAAACTACCGTTCGTGCACGTACTAAAGAATCTACTTTGACCGACGATGATACGCTACTACAAACTATCTTGAAAGATCAACCAGATCCTTTGAAGGTATTCTCTAGAATGTCTTTTGATGATATGAAGTCTGTATTGCAGAAATGGTTGGCACCTGACGAAGAAGAAGGAGTAATCTCTTCTGAGCCTGCTGCTAACTTTGATGATGCAAAACCTGCAGCTCCTGCTGCTGAAGAACTTCCTTGGAAGAAGCCTGCAAATCCTTTCACTCTAGAAGGACAAGGTAAGAAAGTAGAATCAAAAGCTGACAAGTTCGATTCTCTATTTAACGACGACGACACCAACGATTTACCTTTCTAATAGACTATGGCTAAGAAAGAAAAAGCTTCGTTAACAGAGGCCGTGTCTGCGGAACTTAAGAAAGGATTCTCTTTAGATAAGTTTAAGGAGAAGAAGCTCTTAACAGGTAACGTAAAATTTAAGGACCAGCAGTGGATCCCTCTATCACCTTCCTTCCAGGAGGTGACTTCAATCCCGGGAATCCCGATGGGCCACATTGTAATGCTGAGAGGTCATTCCGATACAGGAAAGACCACAGCATTGCTTGAAGCTGCAGTATCAGCCCAGAAAGCAGGCATCCTTCCAGTATTCATTATTACAGAGATGAAATGGAATTGGGAACATGCTATTCAGATGGGTCTGCAAGTAAATCAAACGGTTGACGAACAAACCGGTGAGGTTATTGATTACGGAGGATTCTTTATCTATGTCGATAGAGAGACCTTGAATACAATTGAGGATGTTGCCGGATTTATTCTAGACTTGATTGACGAACAGAAGAAAGGAAGTTTACCTCATGACTTACTATTCCTATGGGATTCAATCGGTTCAGTACCCTGTGAACTTTCAGTACGTTCTAACAAGAACAACAACGAATGGAATGCAGGTGCAATGTCAACTCAGTTCGGTAATGGTGTAAACCAGCGGATTGTTATGTCTCGGAAAGAGTCTTCTCCTTATACCAACACCCTAGTTGTAGTTAATAAGGTATGGACACAAAAGCCTGAATCACCCATGGGTCAACCCAAGTTGATGAATAAGGGCGGATTTGCAATGTGGTATGATGCAACGTTCGTTGTAACGTTCGGTAACGTCATGAATGCAGGAACTTCCAAGATTAAAGCAATCAAGGATGGTAAACAGGTAGAATTTGCCAAGAGAACTAATCTCCAGATTGATAAGAATCATATCAACGGAATTACAACCCGAGGCAGGATCATTATGACACCTCACGGATTCATCAACGATGATGAGAAAGAGCTTAAGAAATACAAAGATGCTCATGCCAAAGAATGGTCAGCCATTCTAGGAGGAGGAGACTTCGATGTAGTAGAAGAAGCTTATGAGGATGCAACACCCGGTTACTTCCAGGAAGAACCGGAATAGGATTAAGAGCCCCTATTAACTTAGGGGCTTTTTTACTATTTATACAATATTAACATGGATAATTTCAATCTACAGAAATACTTAATCGAAAATAAATTAACCCAAGCTCAGCAGTTAAAAGAAAATGAAATAACGCCTGCTGACATAACGAGGATACTAAGACGAACTGATACAGAACAGGACCTGTATGTAAAGGACTGGGATGAATTAACCCCTGAAATGTGTAACGATGGTTTCTGTGATATCTTTGCTGAAAAATTTAGAGAAGAGTATCCAGGGGCAGAACTTTGGGGAACCAAAGCAAGTTTAAGCGCATGGAGTTTTGGACATGTCTGGGTTAAATATAAGGGTAAATTTTATGATGCAGAAACTCCAAATGGAGTAAGTGATTGGAAAGATATTCCATACATACAGCGGTTATATAAAGCTGCTGAAAGATATCCAACAGATGTTAAAAGACTAGCTTAGGTTAAAAAATAAACCTCAAAGAGCCCTTGCCTTGCAGGGGCTTTTTTCTTATATTTAGATTATATTTATAACTAAAACAAAACATGGATAATTTTGATTTAAAGAAGTACTTGGTAGAAAACAAAGTAACTACTAACTCTAGAATGATGAACGAGTATTTTGAAAAAGAGACTCAAGACTTAGCAGAAGCTTTTGCACAAGCAGGTATTGACATGAACACAGCAGTTGAAGTAGTTGAAGCTGGCGGTGGACCTGGAGGGTCTATGGGAGAACGTAAGAAAATTAGCCCTAAAGCCCTATTGCAGATGTTGGAAAAAGAGAAAGCTTCTTTTGAAGAGGATAGCGACGAAGGTGATGAAGTTACGTATGACTTTGAAGCAGGAGAAGGATATCCTGGTGCAAAATTAGCAGTTATGTTTAGCGACCAGTTTGAATATATAATATACCAAGAAACTTCTAGCTCTAAGATGATGAACGAAGTAAGTAGAGAAGCTCTACAAGACATTGCAGGCATAATTGACACCTACTCACCGGAAGATCCGGCAGATGTTGCAGACATGGTAGGAGAGCTTGCCTTAGAACATTTAGAAGGTGAAAATATACCTTCTGGGGAGTTTAATGGTAAGATGAGAACAAGTATTGCAAACATACTTACACAATATAACAACGGTAAATTAAAAGAACTTGCAGCAGCAAAGCAATTAGTTAGTACATTGAAAGATTCTTCAAACTACGGAGAAGGTGGTGATGAGCAAGCAGGTATTAAAATAGGTTCTATAGACGGTGTTGATATCTCAGTAGGTGAAGAATCAAGCTTACAAGACACACAGTACTACATTATCACCGCAGGTGGTAAATCTAAAACAGTAAGTGTGGATGTTGCTGGTGAGCCAGTAACGTTAGAGCAGGTAAGATCAGAAACAGGATTATCTCCAAAGAAAGCTCAGATTATTGTTAACCATATTAACAGTCAATTAGAAGATTAAGCCTCATTTAAAAAAATAAACATTTAAGAGCCCTTGCTTTGCAGGGGCTTTTTTGTTATATTAGAATAAGTTATGAAAGCAGAATACAAAGCTTTACTTGATAACATCAAGGAAGTAGAAGAAGTAATACCCACAGACGAAAATTTTCACTCCCGCGTACTAGTAATCGATGCATTGAATCTATTCTTTAGAAACTTTGCAACCATCAATATGACTAACAACGACGGAGCTCACATTGGAGGCTTGGCCGGATTTATTAGATCATTAGGTTCATTAATTCAACTGGTACAGCCGACAGGCGTTTACGTAATCTTTGACGGAGTAGGATCTTCTACTAACAGAAAGAATTTATTACCTGAATACAAATCAAACAGAGGCATTAACCGAATTACAAACTGGGATGCTTTTGAATCGTTGGATGATGAGAATGATGCAAAGGTTGGTCAAATTACTAGGATCATTCACTACCTTCAGTGTTTACCAATCAAAGTTGGAATGATTGATAAAGCAGAGGCAGATGATATGATTGCTTATATGTCTAGAGAGTTACCCCGGAGATTTAATACCCAGATGGTAATTGTTTCTTCTGATAAAGATTACCTTCAGCTGGTTAACGATTACGTTACTATGTACAGACCAGTAACAAAAGTATTTTACGGACCTAAAGATGTTCAGAAAGAGTTTGGAATACATCCAGATAATTTTATTATCTATAAGACAATGCTTGGAGACCAATCAGATAAGATTGAAGGCATTAAAGGATTAGGACCAAAGACGCTTTTAAAGCTATTCCCAGATATCGTTAATGTACCTTTAACAATGAAAGATATCTTCGATCATGCTGAAGACCATTTAAAGGAACATCAGATTTATGCCCGGGTGTTGTTCGCAAAACAGAGCCTACTGAACCATTACAAGTTAATGGATCTTAAAAATCCAATTTTGGATGATAGGCAGATTGATTACATCAACGAATTGATTAATGAGGAAAATAATGACTTCCACAAAAAGCATTTTATTGAGCTTTATGAGATGGATGGGCTAGCACATTTTATTAAAAACATTGATTATTGGGTGACTGATACATTCTTTAAGTTGTCTAAATTCAAATAAGTTCATATATTTAGTCTATATTTATAACTAAAGCAAAACATGGATAATTTTGATTTAAAGAAGTATTTAGTGGAAAACAAAGTAACTACTAATTCTAAGATGGTAACTGAAGCTGCTGATCCTTCACTACAGGTTGTAGATTTCGAAGAACAAGATAAATACGGTGACAAGCTTCTAGTACGAACAGCCGACGGTAAAGATGAGCTATATATGTTTTCAAGTGCTCAAGACGACCTAGACTACCATGCAGGTTCAGACGGAGGGGTTGCTTATATGACATACTACAATGCTGATCAAAGCAAGGAACTTACTATGAAAGCCGAGGCTTGGGGTAGCCCTGACTCACCAGAGTATGGAGAGTTAGATTTTGACTCTTTAGAATATAGCAATAAATAAAGAATATGGATAATTTTGATTTAAAGAAGTACTTAGTAGAGAACAAAGTAACTACTAACTCTAAGATGATAACTGAAGAAATCTCAACAGAGTACAAGTTTAAAGTTGGGGATAGGTTAGAAACTTACGGTGGGCAAGAAGACGTTACAGTGGTGGATATGAAACCTAATCTAACCACAGCTCTAAAAGATACTAAAAATCCTGAAGCTGTTGAATTCTTAAAACAGGCAGTACAGCAAAGCTTAATAAGCACTAGAGATGCAAGTAAGCCTTTCTACTTAGTAACATCTGAATACTTCCCAGAGGATATATACTATGTTGAGTCCGAATTGACAAGGCTTACTGGAGAAAGATCCACTGATACACAAATGATGGATGAAGCAAGTTACATTTCTCCAGAAGGAGACCTGCATATAGAGGACGGTGAAAATACAGAGTTAGGTTACGCTATAGAAAATGCCCTAGATAGCTGGCCTCTATCAGATATTGAAATGGGCCCAGATGTGTTTGTAGAAGGTCTTTTAGACTATTTTGCAGACTTTGATCCAACTTTTAGACAGCCAGCAGGAATGCTTAAAGGTGATACTTTGGAAAACGAAGTAATTGCAACTGCCAAAGCCTACAAGGAAGGTACTATCAATCTAAAAGCAGCAGTTTCGCAATTCCGCAAGACATTATCTAACCGAAAGTATTATACAGGCAGGGGCTAATAGTATGGATAATTTTAATTTACGAAAGTACCTTATCGAAAATAAAGTTACAACTAACTCTAAAATGGTGGACGAAATAGGGTATGTTTCTCCTGAAGGTAATTTAGGAAATATGCCAGCAGTTCCTTCAAGTGGAAACTCTAACTTTGATTCAAAATTTGAAGAGTTGCTTGACGCAGCTTCTGACAGTTACGGTACGGGTGAAAAAGATCTTCTAGACGGTGTAGAGAACGTAATGAACCTTAGCAGTCACTTTCTACGAGTTATCGAAAGATACCCAGACAAAGCTATAACAACTATCGTACCTCCTGATAGTGAATCAAACATAGCGTACTTAGAAGCTTTAGAAGCAGCTGATGCAGAAGATAATGAATCAGCTCTACAAATGATACATGACCGTGCAGTGGAGTACTGGAAATTATTTATGTCAGATAAAAGTAAAAAGTTTTTTGGACTAGAATAAGCCTGAAAGCAGTAGAAATAAATCTTAAAGAGCCCTTGCAAGTCGAGGGCTTTTTTCATATATTAGTATTAATAAGTTATAAAAAGAAGTTATAGAATATGGCAGCGTTAAAGACACTAGTAGATTACGGAGCTCCTTTCCAAGTAAAGACCATCGGAGCATTATTAACCAGAAAAGAATTCGTTCAGAACATCTACGATATTTTATCTGATGAGCACTTTCCAA